CGACCGAGGATTCGTCCGATGAGTAGCCAACCGATCGTTCAGCTCGGGCTTGCCCTCCCGGCGGCGGCCTTCGTCGTCTCGTCGACTGCGGTGATTTATTTGAGGGTGCTGCCGATCGCAATGGGTGATCCTCCCTGCAGCTGGCGGTATGTGACGCCAAACGCTATCACCGCGGTCTTCTCGGGCGTTGCTTCGCTGTGGATCTACGCCCAGCCATACGTCTCGCCGTCGCCATACGAGACTGGGCTGTGGATTTGCTGGATCGGCGTCCAACTCCTCGTCGTCTACTTCAGCACGGGGCTGATGCCCGAGGTCCGCCGCCGCGAGGTTGAGGCGGCCGCCCGCCAGAGCGATCGCGTCTCGATTGAGGACGCCGAGCGAGAGACATGACTTTCCGCGAGTTACTTCCGAGCAAGCGCGAGACGGGGCCGTACCAGGGCCCTCTAAGCACGTACAGTGAGTACCACGCCGTCCTCCTGGGTCTCGTCGTGGGTGTCGCGTCGGTGGCGTTCGGCGCGACGTGGGCCGTCCCGGCGTGTCTCGCAGCGGCGATCGGCACTCGTGGCGTCGCGAAGACCAACCGGACGGAGGCGCTTGACGAGATCCGCTCGGAGCCGTGGTACTTCGCGGGAGGTCTTCTCGTCGGGTGGTTCGCTCTCGGTCCACTACTTTGATAACCATGATAGACAACACTTACGGCCAGCTTCCGCCCGAATCGAGCGTTTGGCACTTCCGCGCCCGGCCCGACGGCTCGCGTCACGACCTCGGCGTGGTCGACGGCGACACGCTTGACGTCACGGCCGACCTCGGCTTCCGCGTCTACCGGGACGTCCGACTCCGGCTCTATGGCGTCGACACCGCTGAAATCTACGGCGTCCACGACACTTCCGACGAGTACGAACGCGGGATGGCCCACGCGCGGTTCGTTGAGGAGTGGCTCGACGACGCCGTCCGCGCCGATCTCGACGACCACTGGCCGCTCCGGATCTACACGCTCCAGGACAGTGGGAAGTACGGCCGGTACGTGGCTGACGTTCTCGGTAGCGAGGGCGACAGTCTCGTGGCGGCGCTGCTTGAGAAGTTCGGCGACGAATTGCGGGGCGAGCGATAACTCACGGCGGCAGTCCGCTTGGTCAGGGCGAGGCGTGAGTTCGACTCCTCGCGGCGAGCACCCTTTCGATGCCGACAGACCCCTCTCCCGACGCGGGGCCAGGCTCGTTCGTGTTGCTCGTGAACGGCCGCCCGGTCGCGCTCCATGCCGATCCGGACGATCTTCCGCTGTCGGCTCGCCGTGTTCTCGACGAGGCACCGAACGCCGAGCACTGGTCGCACTCGCTGCATGTCGACGACCCACCGAGCGACGATCCCGACACGGCGATCCTCGACGACCGCGCCGGTCGCGAGCTCGACGCCGTTGACCCTCGCGAACACGAGCGTGTGATTGCCTTCCGGAAGTAGCAATCATGGTATACGAATACGACTGCGACGGCTGCGATCATGAGGGAGAGTACCCGATGCTGATGGGCCAGTTCTCCGAGCGCGTTTGGACATCGACGCCGATGGGTGATGATCTGAAAGCGATGGGACATGACCTGGGCGACACTATCACGCTCTGTCCCGACTGCGCGTACGACCTCCTATCCTAAGATGCCACGCCAGAACGATCCCCGGCAGGCGTCGAAAGACGTCTTCTGGCGCGATCGCGACAAGTCGACGTATCGGTGTCCCGGCTGTGGACGTCCTCGCGACGAAGTCCCCGCGGTCCACATTCACCATCTGGACGAGCGCAAACGGAATCCAGCCGAGAAGAACCTGATCGGCCTCTGCACGACCTGCCACCTCGGCGATCAACACGACCGCGACGTTTCCCAGCGCCACCTCGAAGCGCCTACACCATCCCGAACGGACCCACCGACGCCGTCTAATCTCTCACCAGAACGCTGACGGGTCGCGTTGAACACGCCATGACAGGCTGGTTTCCACGAACACGCCATGACAGACGACCCACTCAAAATCTCTCCCGAAGCCCCGACGAACTCCGAGGGCCACCCGGTCCACCCTGATCCCGATAAGAGCCACCGGATCTGTGCGGCGACGAAGTCTGAGAAGACGACGCCCACCGAGCACGGCCGAGAGCGTGATGACATCCCTTACTGCACACTTGCCGCTGGCTGGGGCGTCGAGGATCTCTCTGAAGGCCCCTGCAAACACCACTCCGGAGCGATCGATAACCGGGGGAAGAACAACGGCAACTACGAGGACGGTGCCTTCTCTGAGTACTTCGAGGACGACATGAGCGAGCGGGAGGTCGACGCCGTCAACGACCACGCCGACACGCTCGCTGGCGACGACAACACGGCGAAGAAAGAGGAGATGGCGAGGATCGCCGCCAAGACGTTCACCAAGTTCCAGCGGACCGGTGACCATCGCTTTCTCCGGGAGTACCGCCAGCTGTGTTCGGAATTCAACCTCGTCGACGCGACCCAGCACGTCGCGGTAGACGATGCCGAGGCCTGGCGACAGTACCTCGACGGTTCCGGGCCCCAGTGATCCATGAGCACGACCAAGCCGAGCCCGATGGGGCCCTCGAATACCTACACCGAGGGGGCCGACCGGTACGTACGATTCGCCGAGGATGTGCTCGGTGTCCGCCTCGCTGCCACACAAAAGCGAATCCTCCGGTCACTGGCGGAGAACAAACGGACGCTGGTTGTCTCGGGCAACGGACCCGGCAAATCGTACGGCGTCGCGATCGCCGTCGATGCGTTCATGTGTACGAACACGGACGCCACGGGCCTCGGCACCTCCGGGTCGTACTCGCAGTTCATCGACGGCATGTGGCGGCCGATGAAGAATCTCTTCGAGAAAGCACAGGAGCGCTACCGGATCCCCGGAAAGGCGCTGACCGGCCAGCAACCACGCCTCGAGATCGACGACGACTGGTTCTTCCGCGTGGTCGCGCCTCGGGATCCCGGCGATCTCGAGGGACGCCACGCCGAGCAGACGATCGTCGTCATCGAAGAGGCGGACAAGAAGTATATCACCGATAAGCACTTCTCGAGTTCGCGATCGACGGTCACCTCCGCCGAGGATCGGATGCTCGCGGTGGCGAACCCGCCGGAGGACGAGACGGGCGTCGTCTACCAGAAGATGCAGTCCGACCAGTGGAACGTTATCCAGTTCTCGTCGTTCGAGTCTCACAACGTCCGCGTCGACGCCGGCGAGCTCGACGACGATCTCCTCCCGGGTCTGGTCGACCTTCCGACGATCGCCGAGGACTGGGAGGAGTGGCACGACGATCCTTGGCCACAAGTGCTGCAGGCCTATCCGGCGGACGAGCTCGGCGAGCCCTATCCAGGTGCCGATGTCCTCACCGAGCGCGTCGAGCAGGGTGCCCTCAACCGCGAGCGACTTCTCGAGTGGCTGCGGCCCGGCTACGAAATCGCTCGGACGGCTCACGAGGACCGCAACGATCTCGCAGTCGACTGGTATCGGCGACGAGCGGGCGTGATCCCGAAAGAGGGTGCCGCCGCCTATCGCCCTTTTTATATCGATGACGTAAAAAAGGCAGTCGACGAGAACGCTCGCCCGCCCAACCCCACTCCGCTGCTCGGGATCGGGATCGACGTCGCCAGGAAGGGTGGCGACAAGACGGTCTATCGGCGGCTCTACCCCAGCTACACCGACGCCGAAGAGTGGTCGGATACTCGACATCCGGACAACGAGGCGAAGATCCGGGACCTGCTCGACGACGAACCGACGCTACCGCCGATCGCGATCGACGCGGTCGGCGAAGGGTCGGGGCTCGCTGACGACCTCCAAGAGGCTTACCCGGACGTCCACCGATTCAAAAACGGCACGAAGCCCGACACCGACGCGGGCCAAGACGAGTACTACGACAAGTGGACCGAAGGTCTTGCCGCGCTCGGCGACCGGCTCTCGGGGCTGGCGGTCGGCCAACGTGGCGATACCACTATCCGCGAGGAACTGTTCGCTGCGGCGCGCGTCATCGAGTTTGAGGAAAATCGTCGGCGGTCGGGCGACGTGATCCAGGCGACCCCGAAAGCCGATGTGAAGGAGCGTCTGGGCCACTCGCCGGACAGCTTCGATGGGCTCGTAATGGCGGCGTGGGCAGCCGGTGATAACGTGGAAGACGGGTCGGGGACTCCTGACCCCTCGCTCATTCGGACGACTAACTAACCATGGGTATCCTTGATTCTATCCGCGGTGGCTCTACGACTGGTAGCGAGACTGATACTGACGCCGAAGCTGAATCTGAGATCACTACCGAACAGCTCGCCGACGGCAGCGACGGCGAACCCCGCGGCGAGTCACGGGATGACGGCGCTACCGGGATCATCCGCACGCTCATGCCCGGCAGGAGGTGGCGGGGTCCGACCCAGTCCCAGCCAGAGGTGACGACGGATAAGTCCAAGCCACCGTTGACGATCCGGCGCTACTGGCAGGATTACTTCAATAACTTCCCACTAACTCGTGCTCCCCTTCGGATCTTCGACGAGGCTGTCGCCGAGCCCGGCTACCGCGTCGAGGCAACGATCGAGCGAGAGACGGGCGAAACCGATGCTGGTGGCGATCCCATCACGGAGACCGTCACCGACGACGATATGCAAAAGGCGCTGCGTGAGTGGGCCTCGCAGTCCGCGTGGCACGCCCATGAGGCGGACCAGGACCTCTCGAAGCTCATCCGTGGCAATCCCTCGAAGCGCCGTGGTAAGGGCACGCTGTTTCTCGAGATCGTCCGCGGCGAGTCGGGGATGCCCACTGGCCTGATCTATCACCCTCCCGGGTCGATCAAGATCTACTCCCGCGAGAACCAGGCAGCACTCGTCCAGCCTGACGACGACGTCGGTGAGGATCACCCACGAACGTCGCCGACCGACGATTACCCCGACGGGAAGGCAGCTGCGTACGTCCAGTACGACGAGACCCTCTCGGACTACGACGACGAAGATCCAGTCGCGTTCGGCGCGGACGACATCATCAAATTCGTCTACGAGAACGACACTGGTGATCCGTGGGGGACGTCGGTCTACGCGTCGTCGGCCGAGCGCATCGACGCTCTCAGACAGAAGCTCCGCGACCGAGAGGGAGCGATCCGGCTGGCGGGCTATCCGCTACGCGTGTACTCCTCCCCGCAGTGGGACCAAGAGCAGGCGACCGAGTGGGCCCAAAGCCATCAGGACGGGGAGATCTCGTCGCGCGGTCGCGAACGTCGCGAGCGCCGCCTCCGGTACGGCCCACGCAACGAAGGGCTCTGGAGCGACTACTCGCACGGCACGCCCGACGAGGACATCTACGACCCAGCTGACAACCCGCTCGCGAACTCGAATGAGTTCATGGGCGGCGACCTTGACGTCAAGGTGGTTACTGGAGAGGTGCCCGATATCTCCGGTGCGGTGATGGACGACATTCGGATCATCTTCTCCGACATGCCCGTCGCACGGCTGAAGATCGGGTTCGAGGAGTCCATCAACCAGTTCGTCGCCGAGCCACAGATAGCGGATGACAACCGCCGCGTGGACCAAGAACGCGACTACCTCGCCCAGAAGTTCGAGCCGGTCTTTGAGGAGGTTGCTGACTTCCTCGTAGAGGATGACGAGTACGAGGGTGATGTTCGCTTCGCGATTGAGACTCGGCCCAGCGATAATCCGCTCGAACGCGAGGACTTCCCCCGCGAGAACCTTGAGGCACTGAGTGGTGCGGTGAAAGAGATGAATCAGGCCGGTGCCGACCCCGCCCTTATCAACGGCATTCTCTCGAACGCTGGCGTGGATGTCGAAGAGTACCGCGAGAACTACGCCGAGCAGTTCAATCCTGAAGACCTTGCCCCCGAATTAGAGGACGAAACGCCGCCCGAAGAGTCACTGGATGACGAGTCGCCGAATGGTGATGATGGCGATAGTGAAGGCGACGACGAATGAGTACGAGCGCTGGCCAGTCGCTCACGAGTCAAGAGGTTGATCCGAGTCAAACGGGTGTGTTGCGTGGCCGACTCGCCGGCCGCTGGCGTGGAACCTACGGCGCGATCAATAGCCAACTCGAAACCGACGTCGTTACGCGGGACGCTTTCGGCACTCGTACCGATGGTTCGAGAGAGCAGCTGGCTGACGTTCCCAGCGAGCCAAATACGGGCCAGAACTACGACCCCGGCGAGCTTCCGGCACTCGCCTCTGCTTCTCACTCCGAGCAGGTGCGCCGGTTCCGCGAGTGGTTGGATCGTCAGCAGGAACAGGGCATCCGCGGACGGCTTTCACGCCAGCACAACCCGTATCTCGTGCAGGCCTACGCGACCGGCGTTCGCCGCGGTGAGCAAGCCCTTCGCAAGGCGGGCGAGCCCGTCGACACCCTCGATCCGGAGGACATCGCGCACCGCGAGACGACGCTTGACCGGTCGCGGTCTGACTTCCACGATCGCCTCACGAAAGCGTTTCAGGACACGACTGCCGAGGCGGGGCAAGCACTCTCCGACGGGCTGAAGGCAGGCCTCTCGGCGACAGTCCTCTTCGAGCGCCTTCGGGATCGCATCAACCACTCACGTGCGGGGAAGACTCGATCACGGCCGGTCGCACACTCGGCCATCGTGTCGACCGCAAACCTCGCTGCCCTCGATCGATACGAACTGGCTGGCGTCGAGTCGGTCGGTGCACAGGTCGAAGTGAGGGTTGACGGTCCACAGGAGGGTCTGCCGGAAGGGGTCTCGCGCGACGATGTCGAGCCAGAGGACGAACCTCGCGCGTCGTGGGTTACAGCCCAGGACCCGCGCGTCTGCCCACAGTGCTCGCAACTCGAGGGTCAGCAGTTCCGTATCAGCGACATTCGTGCGGGGAGAGCTCCATTGCCGGGGATATCGACACATGGCGGATGTAGGTGTTTTTACAACAAACCAGTAGTTTGAGAATGCCGAGCAACAGGGCTGAACAGCCACATCGCAACGGCCACCTCTACAATCGAGACGGTGAGCAGCCCTAGCAATTCGCGGTGGCATAACTCTACGATACCATGACACAAGCAGAATACGAACGTCCACGAACAGGCGTCGCCCAGCTCGCCCCGGCGAGTGACATCGACGACGAGAGCGAAGACAGCCCGTTCACCCCGGAGATCGTCCCGATCGCCGAAGGCGAAGTGACCGTTGGCGCTGGCTCCGAAGAACGCACCGAGTGGGAGCGCAACCCGCTCAAGGCAGCCACCGAAGCCGGAGCGTTCGACCACGCCAAGCTCGTCCGGGGCCAGGCAGCACTCAACCCGCATCGTTCGATGGACGAGCAGCTCTCGCCCGACGACATCGTGGGTGACGCCGGGACCTTTCACTACGAGGAGGGCCGCGGCCCAGTCTCGAACGACGATGGTGCGATCGTCGACGATCATATCGCCCGTCTCGTCGAGAACGAGCTCGTCGAGATCTCGCCGGACATGCTCCGGTCACTTGGCGAGTGGGACGACGGCCTTGCCGACGGTCAGGGAGCACACCCGGTAGACCAGATCGTCGACGTCCCGCGCATGACGATCCTCGACAGGGGAGCGGGGGCGAACGCCGAACTCGGCCCTGCCGAGACGGAGGCGCTCGCGGCCCTCCCCGAATACGACGACATAGAGGAGGAACCTCACAGACCAATGTCAACCCAACGCGGAGACCCGGATTCTCCACACGAACAACTCGCGCAGCTACAGTACCTCCGATTCTGGCCCGACCCGGTCCCGGAAGGGGACGAGGAGCCGCTGAGTGTCTTCGATTCGGTGGCCGATGACGTGGACGCCATCGACGGCGTGACGGCGATCCTCAACACCGAGACCGATAGCGAGGGGACGGTGATGGATGCCGAGCTCCTCGCTGTCCTCCATTCGGATCGGGCGAACCTCGGGACGCTCAACAGCGACCTCATGGAGGTGTTGGACGAGACACCTTTCGAGGTCGGATCGGACTATAACTGGGTGCCAGAGCTCGACACCGAGTATCTTGCGCCCGGCGACGAGTCGAACAGCCATTCGCCGACAGGGGCGGACGCGGTCCCCTCGGACCCCGCGAACGCGGGTGCGGATAGCGATCCCTCAAGTGATACTGAGACCATGACCGACGACGACATCGAAAACCTGAGCATCGAACAGCTCGCCGCCCGCAACGAGGCGGTGGCCGACCTCAAAGACCAGAGGGACACGCTCGAAAGCGAAAAGAGCGATCTCGAAGACGAGGTCGACGACAAGGCCGACCAGATCGAGACTCTGGAGGACGAGAACGAAACCCTCGAAGACGAGGCGGAGTTTTCCCGCCGGCAGGCAGCCATGATCGCCGCCGGCGGTAACGAGGGCGTCGCTGACACGCTCGTCGACTCCGACCGCGACGGCGACGAACTCGCCGAGATGGCTCTCGAAAGTGAACACGGCCCGGAGGTCCTCGCGGGCGTCGAGCCTGATGAGGAAGACGACGACCCCGAGGAGGAACAACTCTCGGCGCGAGAGCGCCTTCAAGAGCAACTCGCGGATGGCAGGACCTCGCCACGCGGTGGCGGGTCGAACGAACGCCAGACGCGCGGCGGTGGGGGTGGCGCTGGCTCCCTCAGTGAGGAGCAGCTCGCTGCGGCAAACGAGCGGGCGACGGCCGTCATGGGGACCCGGGACCTCCGGGCCCGGGACCGCGAGCAGCTTTCGAGCCGCGAGTACGTCAAAAGCGAGTACGACATCGATCCGGCCGAGTACGAGTCGAAAGACGCGTTCCGGGCGGCCGTGCGGCGCGAGGGGGGTGAGGCCTGATGGTCGACGCCCCTGGCGACCTCACGCTGTGGGCTCCCGGCTCCGACCCGGGCGTCGTCGTCGAAGCCGATGCCAACGGAGACGTCCCGCAGCGCGGCGACGCCGTCGCGCTCGTCGGCGAGAGTAGCCGCGGCGTTCACGTCTCGCTGCCGGGCGCGGCAGGCGAGGCTGTCGCTACGCTCAAACGCACCCCGACGGAGTACGACGAGACCGTCGACTATGCGGCTGGCGCTGTGATCGGTGAATCAACCGCCCTCCTGCGCCACTACGTCGACTGGTTCAACCCGGCAGACGCCTACGACGCGGCAGTGAACGATCAAGTCGTCACGGACGCCAACGGGACGATCCGCGCCTACGACAGTGCCGGTGGCGATACTGTCAACATGATCACCGGCCGCGTCTGGCGCACCACCCGTTTCGCCGATTACACGGCAGGCAAGGTTGCCGTTGTTCGGCACAGATAGCTCGCGTTCAGTACTGCACTTCGAACACCCCGCTGACACCTTCCTAAGGATACACTACACAGATGCCCCAGGCAACGATTCGTAACGCGGAGCAGCTTAAGCCGGAAGTCATCCGCAACGACATGATCGAAACGCTCACTCAGCTGGATTACATCCAGATGGGCGGCGAGACCGATGGCGACACGACGTACGCCTCCGCCGCGAGCGAGTTCCCGCTCGTCAACATGGATGACCCCGACGAGGCGTACTACACCCACCACATCGTGGGGGGCCGGATGCAGCCCACCCCCCACGATGCGGAGTCCCCGCTCGGGTCGATCAACCTTCCCGAAGAGGAAGCCTACACGACCGACTCCTACAAGGAGAAGATCCGCCCCGACAAGGGCCTGCGCTCGCGGTTCAAGCGGTCGCCGTACTCGGTGGCCGCCGCGATCACTCTCAAATTCCAGATCAAGACGTGGGTGACCCGCGAGCAGGTGACCTGGCGCGGCGACGAGGTGATCGACGGGCTGATCGGGATGGAAGGTCAGACCAAACACCCTGACCTTCCCGACGATCACGACGTGACCGTCGCCAATCCGTGGTCGGACTCGGCGAACGCCGAACCCTACCGGAACATCACCAACGCGGTGGCGCGCACCGTCGATAACGGTGTCGCGGGCGGTAACTCCGCGCCGGTCCCCAACCTCTACGGCAGCTCCGGGGCGTTGCGGGACCTGAAGCAAACCGCCGACATGGAAGAACGTGTCGCGGGCGTCCGGATCAAGTCACTCGACACCGGCACCCTCGAGGAGATCATCGACGAGGAGCTCGGCGAGATCCGCCGCGTTCGAGTGAACATCCCTCGCGAGAACGCCAATGGCGAGATGATCGACGAAGACGGCAACGTCGTCGACGAGGCCGAGGACGCGGCGATGGACAACGTTCTCGAACCGTGGGACCCCGACATGAACAGCGGCGCGGGCGGCAACCGCCGGTGTGTCGTGATCGGGCGTCCCGGGACGGGATCGGCGTTCATGCCGTGGTTCCTCGAAGACCTCCTCGACTATCAGGAAGACGTGCCGCCATCGGGTGAGATGGCCGTCGACGACGAGATGGGCTTTTTCACCCAGCGGTGGTCCAGCCACGACCCCGTCGGCACCACGGTCAAGACCGGTCAGGAGGTCGGATTCCACCTGATGCGCCCGGAGAACTGGCACGTTCTGCGGGGCATCTGAGAGGCCACGATGGTCGATCTCACATGGACTGGGTCGGGTGTGTTCTCGGACCCGGCGCGCAACTTCACCGCTCGACCCGATACGACGCACGAGTTCGACGAGGACCGTGCCGAGGAGTACCTCGGCCACCAGTCGGATAACTGGAAGCGTCCGGAAGACGAGGACAGCACCGACCCCGACACCGAATCGAGTGGAGAGCGCGAAAACGAGGGCAACGAGGACGACGCGTCCGATGCAAGCGAGATCGACGACAGCGAAGAGGCCGACAGCGGGTCCAAGTCGAACGACGACTTCACCGACCTGGACAAAGTCGGCGACGCGAAAGCCGAGGACCTCCGCGACGCGGGCTACGCTTCGTTCGCCGATCTCGACGACGCGTCGGTCGATGAGCTGTCGGACGTCGACGGCGTCTCGCAGTCGCTCGCCGAGAATATCGACGAGCAGATCAACGAGGATCACGCATGAGCACAACCGAAACCGAAACTGAAGCCCCATTCGACGTCACCGAGCGGACTGTCGACGATCTCCGTGACATCTCGTCAGACGAGCACTCGGCGGACGAACTCCGGGCGCTTCTGAACGACGAACGAAATCGCACCGACGACGAACCCCGCTCGACCGCGATCGAGGCGCTCGAAGACGCCTTCGACGCTGCGACGGCGGGGCCGGACATCGACGACGCGCCGGTCACCGATCCCTCGCCCGCCGAGAACACGACGGGGATGGACGCCGACATGGAGGAACTCGCTGCGAACGACGGCGTCCTCGAACGCAAGCGCACTCCGGGCGCGGGAGCCACAACGGCGGGTCTCCCGGGGATCGTCCTCCCGGATCCCTACGGCGACGACGCGCCCGAGGAAGTGCGCGTCACCGTTCCCGAACGGATGACCTTCGCCGGGGACTTTTTCGATGAGCCGGGCGAGCACGCCGTCGAGTACACCATGCGGGTGAAGACGGCGCTCGAAACCGAGACGAATCCCGTCGCGCTCGCTGCAAACGATCCGCTGCATCCGGACTACGACGAGGAATCGGGGCCGGCTGGCGAGCC